CGACGAAGCGGAGAGGCAGATCGCGGCGTTGCGGGCCGGTGCGAAAGATGCGGGGCTGCCGTATCTGTACCGGCTTAAGCGAGTCGACGAAGAGACGGTGCGCCCGTGAGCGGGCGCCTGTCCGCCGCCCTGGCCGGCTTGGTGCTGGTCGGGGCGTGCGCCACGCTGGCGGTGCCCGAGGCACTGTCGCGGAACACGATCCGGGGCGAGGCCACGGTGATCGATGGCGATACAATCGACGTAGGCGGCGTGCGCGTGCGCCTGTGGGGCATAGACGCGCCCGAGGGGGCACAGGTATGCGGCGGGGTTTCCTGTGGTCTGGCGGCCACGGCAGGGCTCCTACGCCTCATTGGCGGCGACACCGTGGCCTGCACCGAGCGCGACCGCGATCGCTACGGCCGGATCGTGGCGAGGTGCGGCACGGAGCGGGTCCCCGACCTGGGCGGCATGATGGTCGCGCTGGGCATGGCCGTAGCGTACAGACGATACAGCGATGCCTACCGCGACCACGAGGCGGCGGCGAAGGCCGAGCGGCTGGGCCTGTGGCGCTCGAATTTTGTCAACCCCGAGGACTGGAGGAAAGGCAAGCGATGAACAAACAGAAGGCGCAGCCATCTGACACGCCGCTTGGCGAACTCGACAACCGCAGCGACCTGCCGCCCGGCCCCTATGGCACCGGATTGCCCAAGGGACCGGGCGGCGATCTTGGGCCGCCCCACACCGTCACGTGCGGCACCGGGCAGGCGGTGGCGGGACACATTCCCTCAAGGGCCATCGCCGAGAAGATCGCGGATGCGCTCAACATCGTCGAGGCGAGCCGCAATCAAATGCAACAACTCGCGGCGTTTTCGGTGACCCAGGCCTGCGAGTTATGCGGTCACCCGCGACCCCCAATCGGCAGCCAATTCGGGACACCCGATATGGGCCTCCTAAGCGCTCTCGGGCTCGCTCAGTCGTCGGAATAGCTCTCAGCGCTTGAAGAACCGTTGAGCAGCCGCCGCGGAAGCCTCGTCGTACCACGATCTATCAGGATCGACGGGCGATGCAGCTTCGTCGGCATTCCCCAGGAAAGTTCGCCGCCAAGCATAATCGTATGCGTGGTATTGCCAGCGCTCAGTATCGGTCAGACCGGAATAACTCCGGCTCCGCAGGCTTTTGCGAATGCCGCTGTAATGCGCTTTGCTGGGAAACCCGATCATCATCAAGTCCGATGGCGGCATTGCCGTTCTCCAGTCTTGGCGGTGGCGAGGTCGGCCTGATGCGCCGCTGCTCGCTGTCGCCAAAATCATCGAGCCAGCGCTTCTGATTGAGCCATGTTGCCGGATGGCACCAGTCCCGGTCCTCGGGCTTGTTGGCGATATAGCGGGAAACTCCCGCAATCATGTCGTCGGCGCTGGCTTGCTTACAGGCCCTTGCCCAAGCCCTCTCGGCCGCCCCCTTCCCGATCTTTGCCGGATAGCCTGCCCACCATTTTTCAAAGTCCGTAAGCGTCGTCCCCCGGCGGGGGACTACAGGGGGAGATTCCTTGAAGGTTCTAAGTGATGGTTCTGTGTGATCGTCCGTCACGTGCCCGCGTGATCGTCCGTCACGTGCCGAGTGATCTTGGGTCACGTGATCCTGGGTCGCATGTGATCCTGCGTCACACTGCACAAAATATACGTTTGAGTGTTGCCCATCCCTGTCGGCCCTGTGTTCGACCCGGAGCATTCCGGCAAGGACCAGCTTTTTTATCTGCCGGTTGACCGTCTCGCGGACGATGCCGCACCGCTTGGCGAGACAGGCTTGCGAGGGCCAGCACTTGCCGTCCATGTCGGCCATGTCGGCCAGGGCCAGCAGCACGATCTTTTCGGCGCAGGGCAAATCCTGCTCGAATGCCCAGCTGAGCAATTTAAGGCTCATGACAGTTCTTTCCACCAGCGGTCCAGGAGGGAGCGGCGCGGCTTGCGCTCGCCGCAGCGGTAGCGCGCCAGCATGTGCGGGCAGACCCCGAGCCGGCGCGCCATGACCTTCAATGGGATTGCGCGCTTGCGGTGCGCCAGGCGCAACGCCTCGCGTTCCCCGGCCGAGAGCGCGACGAGGGGATCGACCGGCGGCTTGATAACGCCGGGGTCGGGTGCTAAATGCTGCGGCGCAGCGATCATGGCGTGACCCTTCTCACGTCCATGCGATTACGAGGGGTCGGGCTCCATACCCGGCCCCTCAATCGCGTCGGAGCACAGTCTGACGCCTACCCTCGATCCGGGTCAATCTCGAAGTCTCGGTACTTGTCCAGCCACGTCGGATAGGGCTCGCCTGCCCGGCGCGCGGTCTCCCGAATCGAGTTGGCTGTCTGCGTCCACAGCACGCGCCGCAGCCGCAGCAGCGCCGCCTCGTCCAGCCGACTTGCCAGCGGCGCTATTCGAGCCGCCATACGCCGACCTGCAACGGCTCAGTCGCCGGGACGCGCCGCGCCAGATACTCGTCAACCCAGCGATCGTCGACGATGACCCGATGGCGCACCAGCAAGTCAGCGATCGGTTTGATCGCGTTGTCGATGTCGCGGGTGCGGTTGAACGGCAGGTCGATCTCGACCCGGCAGCGGCCGATGGGCTCGGCCGGCCGCCCGGCGATATTGACCGCATATCCGGCCTCGGCGATCCAGGCGCGGTATTTATTGGTCTTGATCCGCTGCCGGCTGCCGGCGCGCGTCGTGAACAGCTCGTTGGCGCTCGGCGGGACCGGCAGCACAACCCGGAAATCCGGCTCAACCACGCGGACCGCCCCGCACGCGCGGCAGCGGGCCATCGGCCGGGCGGCGAGCCCGGTACTGCTGCGGTGGCCCGTCCTCCAGAAACGAGCCGCCCTCGACCGGCAGGAGCCACCCCTCGCGCACCATCGTGCGAAACGCACGCTCCCCGAGAGGCTTGCCCTTCTCGCCGTGCACCAGGGAGCCATCGTCGTAGCGGTACTCCGGCCCCCCTTCGGTCAGCGTAACGCTGATGTAGCCGGCGGCGACCCGGCGAAGAATCGTCGTCACGCGCGGGGTCGGCAGCGGCACCTGCTTGTAGCCGAGATTCCGCTCATTCCTGGATAGCGACATCGCCCCCTCCCCTGCGAGTGTATTTACGAGCCGGCCGGGGCTCGACCTTGCACCAGTCGCCGTAAAGCACCTGCGCGGCGATCCCGGTCTCGGCCTCGATCCGCTCGAGCGTCGATGTGCGGAAGAACTCCGGCGAGCGGTGCGAACGGATGCCGGCCAGCGCATAGGCCGCCGCCTTGGAAATGCCGTGGCGCACGGCGAACGCCGAGGGATTGTCCCCCCGGCCCTCCAGCCAGATCGCGAATGTCGTTCTGTTCATTGCGTGGATCGTGTAGCATTTTCCGCTTGACGACACAATCTCTTTTTGCGAGTGTCCGGCGTCAACCACGGGAGCAGCCGAAAATGAGCCATCTTGAGGAAGTCGCGATGCGCCACGCCAAGGCGCTGGGCTACGCGGAGGCGATGCTGGTCGCCATCAAGGTCTTGGCGGACGACCCGGTGCGGGTGCGCGCGGCGGTCGCCGAGGCCAAGGCCGAGATCGCGCGGATTTGCGCGGGCGGCGAGGTGCCGAAATGAAGACGGTTTGGGTCGTTGAGCAGGGTGTTTATGACCCGCTCGTTGTCGAGGTGTTCGGCAAACGCAAGGCGCTCATGGGCTGGCTTCTGCGGGGCCAAGAGCACGCCTTGGCTACTCGCATCCTGGCGGAAGACGCCAATCACATCGAGGCGGAAACCGATTTCCCATCCGTCCCTGGCGTCGTCATCGAGCACACCGCGCATTACGAAGCAACCAAGTGGACCGTCCGATGAACGCCCTAGGCCTATCCGCCGAACAACTGGCCGAGCGCAAGCTGCGGCTGCACGCCGGGGACGCCGCCAATGTGATGGCCGGCGATTACCGCGCCGTCTGGGCGCGCTTCCAGCCCGGCTACGTCGAGGAAGACCTGTCGGGCGAGTTCCGGGTGCAGCTAGGCTCCTACACCGAGCCGCTGGGACTATGGTGGACCGAGAAGACGACCGGGCGGGCGATCCAGTATTTCAGCGACAATCCGCTGATGTGCCACATCTGGGAGGCGCTGACCGGGAGCGGCGCCGACCACGAACTGTTCGTCAGTCCCGACTACCCGTTCATGGCCTGCAACCTTGATGCGATCACGACGACGCCGCAAGGCCACCGAGCAGTCCTCGATGCCAAGCACGTCGCTCGGACCGGGGACGCCGAGATATTGCGCTATACGCCTGCCGGGGTGTTCCAGGCGACAGTCGTCGGCGTGGACTGGTGGGGCCTCGCGCCGATCGTCGGCAATAAGTGGGAGCCGCCGATCTTCCAGGAGGTCGACCCGCTCTATCAGGCGGAATTGATCGCCCGCTGCCGCGAGTGCTGGGGCTACGTCGAGCGCGGCGAGGAGCCGCCGGCCCCGCCGCCCGTTGCGCCGCCAAAGCCGCAGCCGAAGCGCCGCGAGATCAACCTCGATCTGACACCGGCGGCGGAGCGGCCAAACTGGGCCGGGGAATTTCAGCGGCTGGCCCGCGATTTCGCCGAGACGCACGGCGCGGCGGTGAAGCACGCGATCGTGCGCAAGGAGATGACCGCCCTGGTGCCCGAGGATGTCGGGCTGTGTCAGCTAGGGCTGGTTCGCCTGAAGCGCGACGGCAGGGGCGTCTCAATCTCAATGGAGAAACCGGAATGCTGAACCTCGACGACGAAGAAATCGAGACGCTGCGGCTTGCCCTGGAGATAGCGGTCCAGGCCGCTGGCGAGCGCAGTGAGCGAAACGGGGAATATATCGGTCCGGCCGAGCGCTGCTGCCACTTTTGCGTCAAGCGCTTCGCGGCGCTGACCGAGCGGCTGATCCAGTACCAGAAAGACATCGCGGAAGGGGAAGTCTGATGGCTGACGGCCCTGACTTCAACAGCTTGGATGCCGCGTGGCGGAGCCTTATCAAGGCCGTGCCGGGGATGGACAGCCCGGACTTTGAGGGCGCGTTCGTGGCTGGCGCCAGCGCCGCGTTCTCCATCATCTATCGTTGCGGATTTGAGAATATAAGGGACGAATTGTGGGCGATCCAACAGCACGGCAAGGAGGGACGGTGATGGCGATCGAATGGTCAGATGTTCGTAGACCCATCTCCATCGAGGGGCGGTCCGTTGGCCTGCCTGGGCGTCGGCCAAGGATGACCGCAGGCCACATGCGGGGCGCGTCAGTGAGAGAAAAAATCGAAGAATATTCAATCCCCGAGCCGAACA